TCCACTATTACGGGTAAAACAGCTTATCTTGCGCTACCCACTACTAGCGCAACTTCTCTTGTTAGTAATGCCGCTTCTAGCGGAAAGGTATTTAAGATCAACATGATCCAAGTGGCTAATGTTGACGGTAGTGCCGCTTGCGATGTGACTGTAGATTATCACACTGCCGCATCAGCAGGAGGAACAGCATATTCATTAGTTTCTACTGTTTCAGTACCGGCTGATGCCTCTTTAGTTGTAGTTGATAAAAATACAGCAATTTATCTTGAAGAAGATCGGTCTATTTCAGTAACGGCAGGAACCGCAAACGACCTAGAAGTTATCGTAAGTTACGAAGAAATTAGCTAATAGGAGCTAGTCGTGGCTAAAGATAAAGGCGGTTTTATTGGTTTTAACGGTTTAGAAGAAGTCCCAAAGGTTTTTAGTGGTGTTTGGGCTTTAGCTACCCACTCTCAAAATAAATCTGGGTGGCCTGGAAATCCGCCAGTTGTAGATTACCTAATTATTGCTGGCGGTGGCGGTGGTGGCACTCAAATTGCCGCTGGAGCAGGCGCTGGCGGTTATCGTGAGTTTACTAACCAAACGCTCTCGTCAGGCGTTGCTTACACTGTCACAGTAGGCTCAGGAGGTGCGGCTGGAGTAAACACAAGCACTAGAGGCTCAAACGGAACTGACAGCTCATTTAATTCTGCGTCTTCTAGCGGCGGCGGTGGAGGTGGCTCGTATAGTGGTGGTACAGAAGAAAACGGCGGTGACGGAGGCTCTGGTGGTGGAGCGTCTGATAATGCCGCTACGGCGGGTTCTGGTAACGCTGGCGGATACACACCGTCAGAAGGAAATAATGGCACTAAGGGAGTTGTTAAAAATGGGCCGGGAGGCGCTGGCGGCGGCGCTGGTAATGACCCTGATGGCCTTGCTGGTGCGGCAAGCTCGACAAGAGGAGGTAATGGCGGCGCAGGTCGTGCATCTTCAATTACTGGCTCATCTGTAACAAGAGCAGGCGGCGGAGGCGGTGGTTGTTGGGGTGGCCTTGGTCATAACCCCGGTAATGCCGGCGCTGGTGGAGGCGGTGTTGGTAGCACAGGTACTGTTGCCGCTGGCTCAGGAACTGCTAACACCGGTGGTGGAGGTGGCGGTGGTGGCTACCCAACTACAATAAGCGGAGGCGCTGGAGGTTCGGGTGTTGTAATTATTAGAACTTTAGCTACAGCCGCCGCTACAACAGGTTCACCGACGACAACTACAGATGGTAGTTATAATATTTATACATTTACCGGATCAGGGAGTATTACGTTCTAATGGCACACTTTGCAGAATTAAATGAAAACAACGAGGTGTTACGGGTAGTTGTTATAGCTAATCCAGAACTGCTTGATGAAAATGGTGATGAGCAAGAGTCTCTTGGAATATCTTTTTGTAACACATTGTTTGGTGGCACATGGAAACAGACCAGCTACAACAACAATATACGAAAGAATTTTGCAGGCATTGGGTTTATATACGATAGTGGTCGTGATGCTTTTATACCGCCTAAGCCATACGCAAGCTGGGTTTTAAATGAAACAACGTGTCAATGGGAAGCCCCTACTACAAGACCTGATGATGGCAATATGTATGAGTGGAATGAAGAAACAACTAGCTGGGATCAAGTAAATGTCTAGCCGTCATCAAGGCAATATTATTTCTTCAACTAAAGTAACGCCAACAAGTAGCGCGGCTAGTGGTGTTTGGAGCGTTCAAGAAGCTACTACATTTATAGGAAAACAAAAATGGCCCGGAGTTGCTGTTACTGCTGAAATTGAATATTTAGTTCTTGCTGGTGGTGGCGCAGGCGGTGGCGGCACTTATCATGGGGCTGGTGGTGGTGCTGGCGGATACAGAACTGCTTCTGGTTTTGAGTTAGTAGAAGGAAATGTTTACACAATTACTGTAGGTGCTGGAGCAAGTGCTACAGCTACAGGACAAGCAGGTTCAACTGGTAGTGATTCGTCTATATCTGGAACAGGAATTACTACAGTAACGGCATCTGGCGGAGGCGGAGGAGGAAACTTTTCAATTAGCGTTACCAACAGCACCGGCACTGGTAATGGATACGGAAAAGATGGCGGATCAGGAGGTGGTGGCGCAAGAACAGGAAACATTGCAGGTAGTGGAAACGCAGGGGGATACAGTCCATCTGAAGGTAATGATGGCGGTGATGGAAATAATTCTGCACCAAATTATGGCTCTGGAGGCGGTGGTGGTGCTGGAGCCGCAGGAACAGACGGGTCTTCTACGACGGCTGGAGCGGGAGGAAACGGTACTGCTAATTCCATAACAGGCTCTAGTGTTACATACGGTGGTGGTGGCGGAGGCGGTGCTTATCAAACTAGCGGGGCCGCTGGAGGCTCTGGTGGAGGTGGTGCTGGCGGTACTAACTCAAACGGTGGAAATGGAACTAATAATTTAGGAGGCGGTGGAGGTGGTGCAACGTCGCACACCAGTTACCTTGGAGGAGCGGGAGGTTCAGGAGTTGTAATTATAAGAACTTTAGAAACAGCAACAGCTACAACAGGCTCACCAACTACAAGCACCGATGGTAGTTACAATATTTATAAGTTTACTGGCTCTGGAAGTATTACATTTTAAATGGACCCTGTATCTCTGGTAGCAATGGCGTCTACTGCGTTCAAAGGCGTACAAGTTCTTGTATCCAAAGGAGCAGAGATAGAACACGTAGCTCAGAAGTTAGGCCAGTGGTACGGATTAGTTTCTGACTTACGTGAAGCAGAGAAGGAAGCAGAGAACCCACCGTTATTTAAGAAGATGTTTGACGGTGAGTCAGTAGAACAACAAGCGTTAAACGCTGTCATAGCAAAGAAGAAGATAGAGGAACAAGAAAAGCAGATCAGAGAGTTAATCATGTACTCTTACGGTCAAGACACGTACAACGAAATGATCCAGATGCGTCGTGACATAAGAGCCAAACGTGAACAAATGATCTACAAGCAACGAAGAAAGCAAAGACGTATGCTAGATGTATCAGCAATTATTATGGGCCTAATGGTCACCGCTGGGATTATCTGGACAACCATAAGTGTTATACAAGGGGTTAGTAATGGATGAGTCCGCAAAACAAGTTGTTGATGTAATGAGCGTAGGTACAATGTTAGGCACTATCAGTGCAATCCTGCCGCCTATATCTGCCATGTTTACTATTGTATGGGTAGGTATACGTATCTGGGAGACCGATACAGTCCAAGGCTTGTTTGAGAAGAAACGCAAGCGTGACGCTAAGGGTAGGTTTGTAAAAGAAGACGAAGAAGAGAAGTAAGATATGTGGACTGCACTGATCGGACCTATCGCTGGACTTGCTAAGACTTGGATTAACAACAGGCACGAGCAGGCACAAGCCAAACACGTAGCTAAAATGGAAGTCATTAAGAACACAGCTACGTGGGAACAAGAGATGGCGGCGGCTAGTGCAACCTCGTGGAAAGACGAGTGGTTCACTGTTGTGCTGTCAATGCCTCTGTTGGCTGTGTGTTACGGAGTTGCTATGGATGACTTGAGTATTATGCAGAGGGTAGGGCTAGCCTTTGTTGAGCTAGACAAGCTACCTGATTACTACCAATACTTGCTTTACGTAGCAGTTACGGCCAGCTTTGGCATACGTGGTGCTGACAAGCTCATGAAGATGAAGGGCGGTAAGTAACCTATGGGTGACCGTATTTATGACTACACAAATCAGCGTGAAACAGGTGACGCTAGTAATCTGTACTGGGGTAACTTTTCTAAGCAGTTAACAGAGTCACAACTGCGGTCAGAGTTTAATGCGTCTGACAACGGACAACTCAGGGCGGCATTTGGATCGTTTGACAACTACCTAGCTTACATGAACGAGCGTCAAGACTTAATTGACGCAGGACAGCTAAAGGCTGATTGGTGGGACACAGGTGTAGCCCTGATTGACCCAACAACACTTGGTCGTGAAGCTGGGATGGACGACAGAGCTTTAGAAAATACTATTATCCAAGCTGGGGCCGCTGAAGGAGAAAAAGGGTACTCAGCACAGGCTGGTCAAATGTACGCCCTGTACCAAAAGTACACAGGTAACTCTGGCCCTTGGTACAACAAAGATGGTGACAAGTTTGAGTGGAACGGCTCTAGTTTTGTAAAGACAGCTAAGGTTGACGATCACAACTGGGGTCCAGCAATTAGAGGTCTGGCGCTGGCTGGAGTAACAATAGGAGCCGCTAACCAACTAGTAGGTTTAATTAACGGACTATCGGCTACACAGTCTCAAATAGCAATTAATGCTTTATCTTCCGCTGTTACTAGCGGTGGAGATCCTAAAGCTATCGTTGGGTCTGTTTTAGGCCAGCTAGGGGGAGATTTTTTAGCTAACAGCTTAGTAACGTACTCTGGCCCCGGTTCACAACTGTTAACTGCTGGCGTGGCTAATGGCGTTGCTGACGCAATACAGCAGGGTATTACTAACGGTGATATAGACTTAAACTCTGTGATTGAATCAGGGTTGTTTGGTGCTGGGACAGAGGCCGCTGGTCAGTTAATTGAGGCTATGGTTTTAGGTCCAAAAGCTGGCGGTATCTTTGATTTAGACGGATTAATTCCAGAAGACTCAGAACTTTTTAAAACAATAAACGGCACGTTTAACGAAGTCGGTGTTTGGCAAGAAGGCGGCTTAATAAGCGGCGTCCGTGGCGCAGTTAAGCAGTTTGTAGAGCAAAATATTACTGGTGGAGAGTGGTGGGAAAACGCTACAGAATCTTATGACGAAATAGAAGTTTTAGATGTTATTGATGAAAACGGAATCAAAAAGACAATCGTAGCGGCTACTTTGTACGACGGCACTATTGAAACATTTGACAGTTGGAATGATTTTATTAATGCCGGTTTTCAAAATATGGCAGGAGGAGGATCTGTCATATGGGATTGGGTTTCTAACAACTTAGATAAAATACCTGATGAGTGGTACGAAACCCTCAATAACTGGATGAATAGCACAGCTTCGTCTTCTGGAGGTTCGTTTGAAACTGAGGGAGGAACTAATGTAACTGTAACTTCTTCTGGTGGAGGTGACGGAGGGGACGGCGGCGGCGCTGAAGACTTTAATTGTGCTAACGTAAACCGCCAACAAGTCTCAGGAGCTACAAAAGAAGAAGACTGCGGTGGATGTTTGGACGGGTATCAGTCGGATGAATTTGGAATCTGTGTCGCTGTTGTAACCGATGTATGTCCCGCCGGTCAAACGTGGAACGACGTAGCTGGTATGTGTGTTGATGAAATTTTTTACACCGTCGGTTCTCCTTGTAACATGGAAGACGGAACACAGGGCGTCTTTGATGCTAACGGAGACTGTATACTTAAAGGTACTGGTACCGGCGGCGGTGACGGCTCTGGTGGTGGAGATGGGTCTGGTGGAAAAGCTGGAGACGCTTGTACAACAGACGATAACAAAGAAGGAACGCTCCAAGACGACGGCCAAGGAAACCTTACGTGTGTGCCAAAGACTACTGATGGAACCGGCGATACAGGAGGCACTGGAGATACTCGTAAAGCTGGTGACTCTTGTAAAACTGAAGACACTAACGAAGATGGAACTTTGCAGGACGACGGCCAAGGAAACCTTACGTGTGTGCCAAAGACTACTGATGGAACTGGAGATACAGGGGGTACAGGAGATACTCGTAAAGCGGGTGATGACTGTAAAACAGATGACGGCAAAGATGGAAAACTGCAAGAAAATGATGAAGGTATTTTAGTCTGTGTTGCGACAACTACAATCACAACAACTGGAACTACGGAGTGTAAGAACAACGCCACTATTGAAAGCGACTGTAGCGAATGTGCAGACGGCAGTTTACCATCAGAACACGAAAACAACGACTGTAATCAGCTGTTAATTATAACAGGCGTTGCTGGTCCTGACTTACCTACAAATACTAAATGCGATGGAAACGATTTAACTTTGCTTGATGATTCTGGCAATGAAATAGACAGAGTTCCTAATCATTCTTTTTGTATAAGCGGTGACGTAACTAAAGTTGATTGTACTTTAGTTGAGTGTCAGTCTCCTAGACCAGACGGAGAAGCTGGAGTAACTTGGGATAAATGCTGTACAGATAGTACTACCGTTACTAACAATGGAGGAACTTCAGATAACTGTAAGTTAGTTGAGTGTGAATCTCCTAGGCCCGAAGGAGAACTTGGAGCTTTGTGGGACACTTGCTGTAAAGAAAAAATAGTAGTGCCTCCTCCTAATAATGGAGGCGGTGGTGGAGACAGTAGTGGAGGAATGTTTGGAAGCTCTGGACTTGGTTCCTTTAGTCCTGCTGGACAGCCGGGAATGTTTGATCCAACAATCACAGCGGCAGTGTCGTTAGAACAACCCTTAAGTTTTCCTATAAGAGACTTTTTGTTAGAAGCTCTGCCTAAAAATAAAAGAGGCATGATGACAGGATTTAAAGTATGACGTATTTAGACCTAGTAAACAACGTACTAAGGCGTCTCAGAGAAGACACAGTAACAACCGTTAGTGCTAACACGTACAGTGCTATGGTTGGTGACTTTATCAACGACGCAAAGCAAATTGTAGAAAACGCTTGGGATTGGTCTAATCTTAGGTCTACTCTTACGATTACCACGGCGGCTGACGACTACACGTACTCACTCACGGGTTACCAAGACCAAGGCAAAATCCTGAACATCATTAACGATACCTCTAACCTCGTGATGGAGTACAGACCACAGACTTGGTTTGACGACAAGTTTTTTGTTAATACCCCTGCTTCCGGTAAGCCAGAGTACTACACGTTTAGTGGCATAGACGGCTCTGGTGACGCACAGATAGATGTGTACCCTAAGCCTGACGGTGTTTACTCCTTGAAGGTCAAGAGCGTAATCAGGAACGTAGCCTTGAGTTCTGACTCTGACACGCTGGCTATTCCTAGTCAGCCCGTGATTCACATGGCGGTAGCTCTGTTGGCTCGTGAACGTGGGGAGACAGGCGGTACGTCAACACCAGAGTACTTTGCTATTGCTGACAAGTACCTGTCTGACGCTATTGCTCTGGACGCACAGAAGCACCCCGAAGAAACTATTTGGTATACACCGTAGGGAGACGCTAGATGGCCCAGCCACTACAGAGTATTAACCTAGTTGCTCCTGCGTTCAAAGGGATCAACACAGAGGATTCTCCACTTGCACAAGATACGTCTTTTGCGGAGATCGCAGACAACGCTATTATTGACAGACGAGGACGATTGGCTTCACGTAAGGGTAACGCTGTTGTAACTACAACCAAGACTGTACTAGGTACTGACTACCTCCACAACATCCACGAGTTCTACGACAACGCCGGTAACGAGGTAATCTTTAGTACTGGCAACAACAAGATAATGACAGGTACGACTACACTGGTTGACGCAACTCCGGGGTCGTACACAATTACAGCTAACGATTGGAAGATATTTAACTTTAACGATCACGCTTATTTCTTCCAACGTGGCTACGAGCCGCTTGTGTACAGCAACAGTCTAGGCGCAGTTACCAAGATGTCCAGTGTATCTGGTGCGTCTTTAACTTCTGCACAGTACTCCAACGAAGCTATCGGCGCTTACGGACGAGTGTGGTGCGTAGGTAACGCTACTGACGACAACACGATCTACTGGTCTGACTTGTTGATAGGACACGACTTCTCTGGTGGTTCTAGCGGATCTATTGATGTATCTAAGGCGTGGCCTAACGGATTTGACAAGGTTGTAGCGATAGCGGCACACAACGGTTTACTTGTGGTCTTTGGTGAACATAACACGTTAGTCTACGGTGGGGCAGAGAGTCCTGCAACAATGGCTATACAGGACACTATTCCGGGTGTTGGCTGTGTAGACAGAAAGAGTGTACAGAACATAGGAACAGACTTGTTGTTCTTGACGCAGACAGGTCTTAGGAGCTTGGGACGATCTATACAAGAGAAGTCCTTGCCCATTACCGACTTGAGCAGAAACATCAAGCAGGAACTGATTGCTAACACTTTGGCTACAGCAGAGTCGGTTAGTACGGTATACAGTCCTGAGAACTATTTTTATCTTCTGTGCTTTCCTGATCTCAACCTCGTGTACTGCTTTGATGTGCGAGGCACACTGGAGAACGGCGCGTACAGGGTAACACGATGGCCTAGTGTAGACTTTAAAAGTTTTCACAGGGACAGAAACGGAGACATATACATAGGCACAACAGCGGGTGTAGGAACTTACGACAACTACTTTGACAACGGTAGTGTTTATCGTTTTCGTTACTACAGCCCCGGCTTGAGCTTTGGTGACCCGTCTAAGATTAAGATGTTGAAGAAGATTAGACCTACGATTATTGGTGGCAACAACGCAGACATATTTCTCAAGTGGTCTTACGACTTTTCAACAGCAACCAGCACTAGCACGTTTAGAACTAGCAGTGCTACACCCGGATTCTACGGGCAGTCTGAGTACAACGTAGCAGAGTTTTCAGAAGAAGGCACAATCATTAGTCGTTCTTCTATTAACACAACAGGCTACGGCTCAGTAATCAGCGTGGGTCTTGAAACAGACATCAACGGCTACGCACTGTCCATACAGGAAATGAATGTACTAGCACTGATAGGTAAAACGCTATGATGATTAATTATAATAAAGACAGAGGTACTTACTAATGGCACTAGGATTTTTAGGTGATATAATTGGGGATGTTGCCTCTTCTCTTTATACAAACCTCCCCACGAAGATACAAAATCTTTATACAGACGAGATAACTGATATTGAGGCTCCTGATATTGCGTTTAAACCGTTTACAGTTAGTGGTCCTACGGGCAAGATTCAAGCCACACAAGCGGGAGGGACTCAGTATACTCTAGATCCTACTTCTGCGGCTATTCAGAGCGCACTAGAGACTCAAGCACTCTCTAGGTTTGGTGCTACTCCTGCTGGCGCTGGTCAGCTAGATACCGCTGGACAACAGTTGTTGGGCATGGGTCAACAGCAGTTAGGCGTATCTCCGTTTGGCCTTGCTGGTCAACAAGCGGCGGCACAACAGGCGTTTGGACTAGGTGAGCAGTTCATGGGTCAAGCCGGTATGCCTATGGGTGCTAGAGAACAAGAAGTGTATGACCGTATCAGGGCTACACAGCTTGGTGAAGAAGAGAGACAGAGGCTAGCTCTGGAAGAACGCCTGTTTTCACAAGGCAGAGGCGGTGTCCGTACGTCAATGTTTGGCGGTACGCCAGAGCAACTTGCTTTGGCTAAGGCACAAGAGTCTGCACAGAATCAAGCGGCTCTTATGGCTCTAACTCAAGCACAGCAAGAGCAAAGACAGGCGGCTGACATTGGCGCTACTTACGGACAGCTAGGCTCTAACATTGCTACCCAGCGTCAGGCTCTAGAAGCCGCACAGCAAGCAATGGCTATGGGTGCAATGCAGGGCGGCATGGGTCTAATGACAGGTGGACTTGGGTTAGAGCAGTTACAACAACAGATTGGCTTAGGCGCACTTCAGGGAGCTTATATCCCACAGGCGGCTATGTTGTCTGCGTTCTCTCCTGCACTCAACGTGGCTAGCTTGGCTGACGTTGCACGTAGGCAGGGCGGTCAGTACGCAATGGAAACTGACATTGCTAACCTTGAGGCAGAACTACAGAGACAAGCCGGTTTGTCCAACTTGTACAGTGGTCTGTTCAGCGGAGCTACTGGATTAGTCGGTGGTTTAGGAACTGGTTTGTCTAACATAATGGGTGACACTGGTTTGTTTACTGATATTTATGATTGGGCTAAGGGATTCTTCACGAAACCATAAGAGGAAACAGAAATGGCTTTTAGAATAAACACAGGATTACCTCAAGCTGGCTTGTCAGCAGGACAGATGATTGGTTCTGCTTTTGGACAACTAGGAGGCTCTATTGGCGGTATGTTGACTCGTGGTGGACAGGCGATTAAGCAGGGGCGTGAGGCTGAAAATATACAACAGCAGTTCCAGCAGATTCTCGCGGCAAACCAAAATGACCCTAATGCCTTGAGAGTTAAGGGCCAGGAACTGATGACAAGCCCCGATGTTAATATGCAACGCATCGGTAAAATGCTGGTGGATGAAGCTGTTCGTTTGACAGGTGTTCAAGAAACCCAAGCAGAAAAAGACTTGACCGCTCTTCAACAAAAGGGTGAATTAGCCTTGTTTAACATGGCAAGAATGATGCAAGCGTCTCCTGAAGAAGATATTTCACGTAGTAATTTAAAAAGACAGAGTTATCTTGAAATAGCTAAAAGTTACAAAGTATCTCCTGAAAGAGCTATGGAAATACTGGACGAGTCAATAGAAAAAGAAAAGAAGGGTAGCGAAGCTAAAGGCTACAAAGTAGAAAAAGAAATTAAAATGGACGGTAAACTACAAAGCGTTGTTGAGTTTTTTGACGCTCAAGGAAACTTTTTAAACCGTAGAGTAATTGGAGAAGTAGTAGGAGAAGACGCAGATGCTCCTCGTGGAAGAGATGATTGGAAAAATCCAGAAATAGCGGCTTACAGAGAAACTGTATCAGAACAAAGAGAGGCTGGGGCAGAGGCTATAAAATATTCTGACCTCTTAAACGACACAATAGAAATTGCAGGAGAAAAAGGACAGGTTGGTGGTGTTTTAGGAATGGCTAGAGATTTTGTTATTGCTGATGTTGCTGGTTTAGGCGACGCAATAACTGTCCACCGTTCTCGTTTAAACGAAGTACGTATGAAAAACGCTATAGCCCTGCTTCCAAGAGGACCAGCTTCTGATAGAGACGTTAAGCTAGCTTTAGACGCTAGTGTTGATCCTAAAAACCTAAGCCCTGAAGACAGAATTGCTTATATTAGAGGCATGAAGAAAATAGCTGATGCGGAAAAAGAATACATGGACGGTAAACTCAGGTGGATTGAGCAAACTGGAGACGCCTTGGCATTTGGTTACGAGAGAAAAGTTAGTTTAGACGGGTATAATAAAAAGGTTGATGCTCTGCGCCAAGATAATGCCACAGAAGTTGGTGTATTAGACTCTTATCTTCAACAGGCGAGAGAATTAGACAGAAGTGGAAACACACAGGCGGCAAAAGAACTGATTGAATTTGTCAAAACACAAGACAGAATAGGCTATTTGGATTTGTTAGAAAACCAAGAGGCCGAACAGAAAAGATATGATTCTTTTGTTGAAAAAAACAATATAACTTTTAACTGAGGTTAAAATGTCTGATTTAATTTTAAATTCTTTGCGAAGACAAGATCAAAATGTAGATGATGTTTCTAGTGAAGATCCTGCTTCTTCAATAACTGAAGAAGAAAAACAAAGGATTTTACAAGAATTAGAAAACGCTAGAAAAACTGATTCTAAAAGCATAGAACAATCTGAAGTTGAGCAAGTTGCTTGGTCTTCTGAAGATTCTCTTGCCGCCGCACAGCGTTTCTTCTCCAGCATGGCTCTAGGCTGGGGAGACGAAATGGGTTTGTGGACTTCTGCGGTTATCAACGCAATGCCTGTTGTTGGTACTTATGCTCAATACGGCATAGATACAACAGTACGTGAGCAGTACGACAAACTCCGTGCTGAATATGATGCAAAACAAGAAGCATTTAAGGAAAGACAAGCAGGGGCGGCGATGGCGGCTGACGTTGCTGGGTCAATAGCATCTCCTGTTAATATTTTACGAGCGCCTGTAGCCGCTACACGGTTAGGTCAAGCTGGTATCACAGGAGGCCGGGTCGCTACTGAAAGTGCAATTTATGGTGCTGGAGAGGCTAAAGAAGGCGAGAGACTTGAGGGGGCGGGAACAGGAGCCGGTATGGGTCTCGTGGGTTACGGTATTCTTCGGGGAGGTCTAGGATTAGGAGGAAAAACTGTAGATGTTTTTACACGCAGAAGAGTTGAAGGTGATCTTGTAGACGATGCTGGAGACTTTGTTCCTATTACGCTAGCGGCTAGCAAGCCCGACGGTGTTGAGGGGGCTGTACATACGTTTTATAGAGACATTGTTGCGCCATCTTTTGGTGGCAAAGGCGTTGTAAAAGCCCAAGAAAAAAAGATAGTAGAAAAAGCTGAAGAATTTTTAGATGCTCAAAAAGAAATGTCTAAAAAAATGGATGAAAACCTCGCAAATAGAATACAAGACCAAAGAAACGCTATGAACGATGCGGCAGAGGCTTTGAAAAACGACGCTAAAAGGTTAAAAGATGCTAAAAACAAAGAATCTGCGAACACAATAATACCTTTGCAAGAAAAGTTAAAACTTCTTAAAAGCAGTAAGCTAGACGAGATAACACTAAAAGCAACGTCTGAAGTAAGTAAAATTTTAAAGGCTAGGCGCTTTGACTTTAGAAACCAAGCGTTTTCTAATGCTATGCCAGCAACCGCTACTGTTTCTGATATTCAAAAAATTCTGGCTGTTGAAGATATAGGTCAACGCATGAGAGCCTTAGACGAATTGTGGAGCAACAAAGGATACTCCATGATTAAAGGTAAAAAAATAAGGGTTAAGAAAAACGAGTTTGAAAAAGCTCTTGCAGAAGGAATTTCTTCTGATCCTGTTTTTACGGCGCTTATTACTGATCTTCCCGGTTTTAAAAAAAATGTTATGAACGTTATTAATGGAGTGAAAACTTTCAAAGACGCTAGCGGAAGAATAGACGGTGATATTTTGTCAGCAATCCGTGGGCGATTAGGAACTATAGCGGCTAACGCTGGTGATCCGCTTTTGCGAAAGTCGTACTATATGGCCCAAGGAAAAATTGATGATATAATCAAAAAACAACTTACGGACAAGCAACTTAAAGCGTTTGAAAAAGAAGCAGGAAACTGGAAAAGCACTGTAGTTTTACGGGATGCCATTGAAAGTACACGAACAAACGCTACTAAACGTGGAGTGTTTGACGAAAGCGATTGGATTACGGCGGCGTCAAATAATAACAACCTAGACAAACGCTATGGAACAGGCCCTTTAGTCAGGCAAGCTCACGTTTTAGAACAAAATCTCAGATCCGCAGAAAAAGCTATAGCAAAAAGAGCAACAAACCTAGCTAAATCACGAGCAATGATGGTTGAGAAAACAATTAAAGAACACTCAGATAAACTACAAACACAACTTAAAAACATTGATACCGACATTGCCGCTAAAAAGGCTAAGTTGAGGACTAATCCTCAGTTTGCAGAAGACATTGCTAGACAGACAACCTTGAAAAAGGCGAAAGAGGCTGAAGTAAAACAGCTTAAGTCTCAACTAGATGAGTTAAAAAGGCTTAGAAGCCCTCAGAATCCTAGCTGGTTCCATACTCTAGCCGCTACTAGTATTTTAGGGGCGGTTGCTGGATCAGGGTTTCAAGCGGCTTCTATTGTTACGGGCGGTCTTTTAGGAAGAGCTATGGCTAGTCCGGCAGTTCAAAGAACTATTGCAGGACAAACTGCACCTCAGATGGCTACCCAACGTTTGCTACAAGCAGACGCCACAGGACGAACAGCAGACATACTGTCTAGGAGCATTGGTAGAACAGGCTTACTTACAGGAGGACAACAATGAGCGACGATAAACACACAGTAAGTTACACATCCCACGACTACCACAGTATGTGTCAGAAGTCAAAGGAAAAGATCCGTAAGATGCAACAGATGGGAATGACTACGCCCCATGACCCGAAAGACAAGCCAGAGGACGTAGCCAAGCAAGACAGAGGTTACTCTATCCTGTTCTTCAGTTAATCCACGATCACCTCCCTCAGTCTACGGGCCTGTGTAGCCACGGGCCTCAAGACTCCCCTCCTGTCAAAACTCTCGTCGTTCACTAGCGACACATTGTACCTAACCCTGTTGATAGCGTAAGCAGTGTCAGTGATCTGCCTGTGTCCTGCTGATGCTGTCTCAGTCGTGTTGACCACTTCGTTACACACCAACAGAGAGTTACTGTGGAACACCCCGTGGATACCGTATGACATCAAGTCGTCGTACTTACCGCACACATCGTTCCACCCGTGTCCAAACTCAGGGAATATGTAGCCTGACTTCTGGTTACTCTGGTTCTCTGGTCCGTGTGCTAAACCCACTGAGTGTCCTATCTCGTGTAAGTCAGTGTATATGTCACACTTAGACATGGACGACGGTGGCTGTCCCTCGTTGAAACTCAGGTTAGGGTAAGCCACACCACAGGTATCTGCGTAAGACGTACCGTAGGCCAGTACAACGTCCACAGGGAGTTGATTAGCCTGTTTCTCTACGTCGTGCAACGTGTGGTAGTGAGCTAACCACAGTTCCTTTAGCTCGTACCTAACGTGTACACCTGACTTCTCGTACACATCGTTGTACTTCTGAACCCTGTCCTCCCACTGGTCCCACATCTCAGGGTACTCGTACATCAACTCTATCGGTGTATCTATTCCGTACTCAGCGTGAGAGGCGTACATAAGTACACCTAGCTCCCACGTAACCACACGGTCATCGTCTTCACCGTAGTAGATAAACGGATACGACCCTCTCTGTTCGTACCCTTGGCAGTCTAGGTTACTCTCAGTAGGACACACAGGTTCTGGCTCAAGCCTAAACTGTATCTGCTCAACACCAAGAGTAAACACACCGTCACCCGTAGACCCGTCCCCGTACACCTCCACAGTACAGCACCCGACCCTCTTGGCTGTACCTCTGGTTGTGCTGTGGTGTACCATGCCCCAGCCTTCCTCACGGCCTAGCATGTCTCTGTAGTCCACAGAGATAACCACAGGGTCAAACCTGTCTCCAGCTTCCTTGACCAGAGACAGATTGAGTTTACGGGAGAACCCACACTTACGTGACCTTGGGTCCTTGGTTACGTACCTGTTACCGCCTGTGTCCTCATAGATAGACCACTGGACACCCGGATAGTCCTTAGAACATCCAGACCTAATCAGGGTGTCAGAAGAGGCGTTGGGCGCTCCTAAGAGCAACCCAACTAGAGCGTACCGGAGTAACTTAGAGTTCACAGTTGTTGCCGGTACAGGCCAACTGTTGACTACCCTCAGTCATATCAGACTCCTCGTTGATGTCCCAATCAATCTCTGTAGGAAAGTCCTTCTTCAACTGATTGAACGTCTTCTTGTCCACCGGCTCATACGGGGCCTGTTGGTACGTGTGGTCTGAGTACGGTAAGAAAGATATGCCACTTACCTTGTCAAACTTGTTGTACAGCCACTGTCCCACCTCAAGAAACTCCTCGTCACGGTAGTAGCAAGTCATGGACGGCTTGTGTTCACACCACTCATCCTGATATATCTCCCACAGTTCCAACTGCTCCATAGCACCCATCTCTGAGGCTGTCACAGCGCCCTCTGGAGAGGCGATAGGGAAGCTGAATACCCTAGTACTAGGGGACATCACATCGTCCTCCACAGGGACACCAGCGGCCTCTAGGACGGCACAAAGTGGGTCACGAGCATCTGCACGTACTCGTCGTATGTATTGTGCAGAATAACGAGGATGGATACCACTAGCGCTGTCAACCAACTGACTAACAGTGCCTGAAGGCTTAACAGCAGTAATAGCTGTAGAGGCTTGTATTCCCAGTTTATCAGCCCACTCCTTGTTGACCTTGATTGCCTCTTGTCGCATGGCTCTGAGCCACTTCTTGAGTTCATTCTTGTCTCCTCTTCCTGAGAGCAACGGGTGATCCATGATACCTGTCAGAGATACTCCCAGCAGTGCTTCTTCTTCCGTGTTTACTCTCCAAATATTTCTGAGGTATCGGAAGTTGGTGAGGGTAGCCTGAAGAGTCCCAAGGATAGTCGCAATCCGAACCTTTCGTTTGAGGCTGTTGAGTGTATCCTGTGGCCTAACAACAACTTCTGAAAGATTGCAGAATTGGTAGGGTCTGAGGATGATTTCGCTACACGGATTAGTTCCGAAATCAAAGGTAGCATCTCTTCGTTCATTTCTTGAAGCCTGTTTCTGACTTGCGACTCTACTAAATACTCCTCGCTCTCCTGATCTGGATTCATATAGGCTGGTCCACTCATTTAGAAATGCCTCAAAGTCTGGTTTCTCTGTGTAGCAAGCAGAGTTGTTCGCCAGCCCCCGCTGGGGATTATCTACCCACCACTGTCCGTGTTTACAACGTCGGAGTCTGTCGTCTGTGAGGTTGCTGAGACTGATGAGGGCTGATCGTCTGACTCCTCCGACAACGACGATTTGAGCAATCTTACAGCAAAGATCGTGGCACTCAACGGAGCTAAGTTTTCTGCCAGATGCTCCCTGAAAGAGTTCAACTGTGAATCTGAATAGTTCAAGCAGAGGTTCTGGACCACTTGCTCTACCTCCAAAAACTTTAAGCGGGGCACCTGAAGGTCTAACTCTGCTTGTGTCCCATTGGGGAATCTGACCTGAATACAGCAGTGATACCAACTCCCTAAACGATTTCGCCCATCCGATCTTCGAATCTGCCACATTAATAACTGTATCGGTTGCATGAAATGTCTCCGCTACCTCTGGTAATTTCTGTACGTACTGTCGCTCTACACTGAAGCCCACACCTGTGCCGCACAGCAGTATGTACATTAGTTCGTCAAACGCCTTGGGGTGATCTATAGGCAGATAGCTACAGTTAAACCCCGCTACGTTGTCACGCTCCAGTGCTTCTCCAGCAGTCATCAGTGCTCGCATGGAAGGCATTACGTCTAGACTGTGGATAGCCTCGTACACTTCCTTACGCGCAGTCTCTGGCAGATCGTCGCCCCAGAAATTAACGTACCGGCTGACTGTTTCTTCCCAAGTCTCCCTACGCTTCTCCTCTGGCAAGTACCTAGCGTAGCGACTCTTGTGTATGTACTGTTGGTATGCGTCCATCATGCCTCCTCAAAGATTTCCTGTAGTTGTGCTACGGCTTCTTCAAAGGTAGCGTGTATGGTGGTGTTGCTGTCGCTGTCGTACCAATCCAAGATGTACCCGTTGGATGCTTTTTTAATTGTAACGTCTGTCACTTTCATTCTGTCACTCCTAGTGTTTCGTTAATAATTGCCTGTGCCGCCATTTGCAGAAGCATATAAACGCCATCAGGGTACTGCTCGTTGGACGCTACTTCAAACATCTCGCCGTCTTCGTACATCACAACAGCCACCTTTACCTTTCGTCCCTCCTCCTCGTGTTGTAGTGCTTTGACTACAAACGCTGATAGAAACTCTGACGTAGTAATCTCTTTTTTATCGTCGTCTTTGTTACCAAACTTGCCTTCTACTACTTTCATTAGCCTACCTCCTTGATCAACCACTCAAGGTAGACCTTGGCTTTCCGCAAGTCCTCTACACCGTTCTTGTACTCGTAACGCCACAGGTACTTCAGGCAGTTTCCCTTGAGATACCCCTTGTACTCCTGTGGGTGCATGGACGCCTTGATTGCTTCAATGGCCTCTATCGCTCCCTTGTTGTAGTGATCGGGTTGTGTCACGGGATTGTGGTTGTCGCTTGGGTGATACAGTTTACCTATAGATGTCTTAGACACTCTGTCCCACTCCTCCGGTTTAGCTTCGTCTAAAGATCCGTGATTCATAACGTTACCGTGTTTATCCAAATAAGTAGTCCACTCATTCTGCATACTCTCCCTCTTCTTCCTCTAGTTCTTCGTGAAAAGCCTCTATCTTTTTGATTAGTTTGTCCTCAAATCTGTCTAGTATTTCTTCAGATGATATTTGTAAGGCTTCCAGAAGATCGTCAGGATCATATAACCTCAACAGCCGTTCCTTAATTTCTTCTAGTGTCAGAGACATAACTAACCAACTCCTTAAGTGTATCTATATTATACCATAAAATCTCGTGCTTGTCACACCATTCTGCCATAGTAAGTTTGGTACTTTTACTCACTTTCTGATTAGGCTTCATCAGTACAAATATGAGTTCTTGCGTCTCTGGGAGACACTTAGAGATCGCTCTATACTTCTGCGTGTCTCCTGCTCGAAAATATCCTTTGCACTCAATGAGATACGTCCGTCCGTTGAGTTCGTACACAAAGTCTGGTGTGTACTTTCGTTCAATCCTGTACGGGATTTGAAACGGCTCGTAGCTAAAGCCAAATGGTTGTAACTGCGTTGCGACATCTTTTTCAAACTCCGACCTAAAGTTACCCAGCTTGGATTTCCGTGACCTTCGGCTCATTGACCACCTCTGTTAAATATCTTGGACCACTTGAGTAGATGAAGGTTCTTACTTCGGGCCAACAGGTAAATTTGTAGGGACAGTAAGAACAACCGACTGCGAGCTTTCTGTTTCCACTCTTGCCATCTGGTACGGTTTCGTGGCATACCTCTGGCGGCTCCGGTTGCTCCACTAGCTTTTTTACACGTTTAATGTGCTCCTCTATGTCGTAGCCAATCTTTTCGTGAACGGGAGCCTGTGTGTCCTCAGAGTCGTACATGAGGTACGTCAGGTGTCCGTTCTGTTTGTCCATCGCTAGCCAACCAAACTTGGTTTCACCTTCCGAATGGGCGTACCCTTTAATTTGAGCAACGTATCCAAACGGGTCATCATAAGCCAAACTTCCGTCCTTGAATTTTTTAAACCCAAAAGACGAGACAGACTTAATATCTGTGACAACACCATCAATTTTGCAATCCATAGAGCCTGTAATACCCTGAACCTCACACTTCTTCTGTTCATCGGTCACCTCGTGTCCTGATAGTCTAGTTAAAAACAATAGCATCTCTTCGATTAGATGCCCGTACATAAACTTGACGTAGGTGTTAGGTGTCATCTCCTCTTCTACGTCAGAGTTATTCACTACGTTCCAGAGGTAACGGTCATCACGCCCGATGTTAGACATACGTAGCTTACGTCCGTCACGCTTCTCTGTGAACAGGTTTGCCATGAGTCGCTTGCAATTCTCACCAAAGCGGTCAATCTCATCGTACAGATCAACGTCCTCTGGTACTTCTTTGGTAGACACTACTTTGTAAATGTCGTCTACCAGTGAGTAAAGTTTGTTCATGTTTTATGCTCCACAAAACGACACTTACGGGTTTGTTTGTTAAACAGAAGAAAAACAACTCCCATTTTAACTTGCTCATTAGTTCTCTTGTCCTGTACCTTCCCAGACCTATCTGAAGTTTTTACGTCTATTAATGTTGACTTTCCGTCTTTTACAGCAATCATATCTACAGGGCCACAACTGCTTGCGTTTTTAAAAACCTCGTATCCTTTATCCCAAAGCCAAGTAACTGCGTAGTACTCTGCTAAATCTCCTTTTCTTGATTGACTGTCTTTAATGGGAGTTTCTCGTGAACCGTCTTCATTGCTTTTCGCTTTGTTCCAACTCATCAGTGTGTCTCCGACCACGTTGATCCAACTTTGTACTCTCCGTCAAGGGGGCATCTGAGGTCAAACGATATGCCAGCCGCCTTGATGCACTCAACTGCGAGCCAGCCGAACTTCTCTGCTTGTTCTGTAGCCACCTCCGATTGTATCTCATCGTGTATGTTCCCTATAAACTTGTAGTCAATGTTGTGTTGTGTTGCGTAGTCATCAAGCAAGACCAAAGCCTTCTTCATAATGATTGCACCGGCAGACTGCAAGAGCGTGTTCAGTGCACTATGCTCTGATCTGACCCAGAGTTTCCGTCCGTCCAATCCGACGAGGTATCCTTTCCTAGAAGCAGATCCAACTCGTTCTCGTAGAGTTTCAAGAGAAGGTGTATTTCGTAAAAAGCGTGTCCTAAGCGCATTGCCATCTTTTGCCGTTCCTCCGACGATGCTTCCAATCTTGGCGTCTCCTGCCCCGTAGAGGAAAGCATAGATGAAAGTCTTAGCTTGAGGTCTTGTTGCAAGTCCAGAAGCAATTTGATTTCTGGTGTGAATGTCGTCTCTAAGCAAGACATCTGTAAACTCCTCGTCGCCCATGTAGTGAGCGAGCATCCGTAGTTCTAGTCCACTAGCGTCAACGCCCACTAGCCTCCGTCCTTCTGGTACAATCCAACAGTCACGACACTCCTTGCCAAACTCAGAGTTAACTGACGGAACCTGTGCCATGTTTGGGTTCTGGTGCGTCATACGTCCTGTTACAGCACCGTTAGTAGTGACCCTGCCGTGTACCCTGCCGTCGTCCTGTACGTGTTCTAACCAAGAGTTTACCTGTGCGTACCTTTTCTGGAGCAAGAGGTATTCCAGTACTTGTTTCGCTTCGGGAACATGATGATTCTCTTTAAGCGTCTTCTCGTCAACAACCGGTTTGCCCGTCGCAGTGAGTTCCGTCCATATCGCACCCTTAGCTGTAAGCCTGTCGGCCACTTGTTGTCGTGAACCCACGTTGAATACAGTGACCTTATCCTTAAGTCGTTTACCAGTTTTCTCTGAATATCGCTCCTCAACAATCGGCGGGAAAATCGCCTGTAGATCCTCTTCAATAACATTCATTCTCTCCTTAAACTTTGCACACAGTATGTGGCACAGTCTCTGATCAAGTAGCCAGCCGTTGCGCTCCTGTTGCTGTATGACCCACTGCACCTGATGCTCCAGATCAATGCTGTCCTGAGAGAAGTCAGATAGCTCCACCTGTAGACGCTTGTACACAGCCTCAGTAACTTCTGTATCCCTGATGCAGTAGTCAATCATCGCTGGTGTAAGCTGTGACCAATCGCTGTGATCGCCCTTTGGGAAGCCTAGGATATTGCCCCAGTTCCGCAGAGAGTGACCACCAGACCGGCTTGGATCAGCTAGCCTAGAGAGGACAAGTGTATCAACGATCCTACTCCGGTCAAAACTAACATTCCAAATGCGATCCAGAATAGGTAAGTCATAACCGATTCCATTGTGGAAAACCCAATTTGTGTCTGGGCGATCCGATACATACGTTTTGAAATCTTGTTCATTACATATTACCTCCGATACTCCGTTGTTGCGGCACACGGCACACCATATGGTACTGGCGTCCAGACCGTCAGTTTCAATGTCACAAAAGACTAGGTTAGCCACTAGCTTAAACCTCTTCAACAACTAATGTAGTTCTCATTACATCGTGTTCTGCTTGATACATTTCACATTCAAATTGAGTTCCCATGAAATACGTCATTTCCCACTCAGGGTGGTACACCCTATGAGTAAATTCATCTTGGCTTACTTTTTTAACGTACACAGTTCTAATACACTCATTGTCCCTGTGCTTCTTTGCGTACTGTATCTGGTAGTTAAGTGCCTCTGGGTAAGTATTGAAATTATCTACGGCAATGTCTACCTCATCTTCAGCAAAAATAACCCTCACTGCGTACATATCGTCACTCAAAACTCAGTCTCCGGTGGATTAGGGTTAGCACACTCGTGGATACGTCCGGTAAACTTGTCGTACCGTAGCCAACACGCTGGTCCTGTCTCTCCTGCGTAACGGTTCTTGAGAATCCTGACGCACGTAGTGTTCCTTACGTCCTCGTCCTCGTGTTGCTGGTTACGCTCCATGCCGATCACGATGTCTGACAACTGTGCTATGGACTGTGATCCCCTGAGATCCTGTAGACTGATCCTGCCTCCGTCCTCGTGTGCTGTGCCAGAGGTACGCTTCAGGTGCGACACGAGGAACAACGTGATCCCTGTCTCTGCCACCAGTGTGCGTAGCTTTGTCATGATCTCGTCAATGGCTTTCCGTTCATCTCCGTTCTCTTGAGAAGAAACGACGATGGACAGGTGGTCAAGGATGATGTACCGGCAGTCGCAAGCCTTTGCCATGTGCCTGACTCGTGATAGTAACTCATCCGCTGACGTTGACCCCCAATGATCAAAAAGGTAGTACCTTCCAGATCCCATCGTTGCTTCCCAATGCGGTCTAAGCTGATCAACAGGCGTGTCTTCCTCCAAGTGTAGCCGCCTAGATGATGCCACCGACATGATTCCCAAAGCTGTTGTTGCAACGTCCTCCTCCAGTGCAAGTACACCGATGTTTGCGTCTGTGCGTTGGAGCAAGTCGTACTCAAGTTCTCTGATAAACTGTGATTTTCCCATGCCACTACCGCTGGTGATAGTGACCAGTTCATACGGTCTGTGTCCTCTCGTGATTTCATTGAGTCCTTCCCACGGGTACGGGATACTCTGGACCTGTCTCTTGTTTACCAGTGCGTCCCATGTGTCCGTCCCTGCGACAATACCATCAGGCCGGTACACCTTTGCGTCCCACCAAGCCTGTGTAAACTCCTGCACCCTGTTAGCCGTCAGCATATCGCTAGCGTCCTTCATGGGCAGTTTGCATATCTTCAGCTTGTTAGGACTGAACAGATGCTTGACCTGATCTACTGCTATGTCTCCTGCCTTGTCCTGATCAAAGCAGATCACTACGTTGTCGTAGCCCTCCAACCACTCTAGGTTCTGCTTGATCTCTCTTGCGGCACCGCTAGCGCCTGATCGTAGGCTCACTACGTCGTACTTCTGTCCGAACATCTCGTAGACAGCCATAGCGTCTAGCTCGCCCTCAGTGATCGTGATGTACTTACCGGACCCACGGCACTGCTTCTGTCCGAACAGACCTACGTTGGTCATGTTACCTGAACACACAAACTGTTTGTTGCTTACGAACCTCTGCTTTGCCCCCACCAGTTCACCCGTGTCTCTGTCGTAGTACGGGTAGTAGTGGGTAGCAATCTTGCCGTCTGGTGCGTAGTCAACCGTTACTTGGTACTTCTGTGCTGTACGCTGTGAGAGCCTCCTGTCGCTTATCTCAGCAACAACACCACTCATGCGTAGGTTAGATACGGGTTGCACAGAATCCATCTCCTGAAGCGCTCCTGTCCCTGATACGTGGTAACCACAGTTAGGGGTGAAACAGTGACGGCCACCGTCTGAGTAGACCGCCACGTTGTCCCTACTTCCACACTTAGGACACTCCTCTTTGTGTGAGAAAGTAGGTTTCACTTTAGAAGTCTGCCGCTTCAGCAGATACTTCCGCTTCCTCTAGCACCTTGACAGCCTCCAGATACACTGGAGTGCCATGCACAGGGTGCGCTGGACCCGTCTTAAACTTCAGACGTACACGGGAGTTGTACGGAACCTCCCCGTTGTACCGGTCACCTTCAGCATCGTACATATTGATGGCGTACTTGGACTTAAACTTACGCTGTTTAGCGCCCTCGTACTCCTTGATCTTGACGCCCTGTGCCGCTAGTGTAGCCGCATCATCGTCAGACATGGTGATGGTCATGCTGAACGTACCAGTGTCCTGACCGTTGAACACATCGTGCTGGGTGACGTTTGAGAAGTTCACCGTTCCTTCAATAACTTGACTTGACATAATGAGATAATCCTCGTTGTTAACATTAACTGTACCTGAAGGTACACCTATAGTATCTCACGTTTCAGAGGTTTTGTCAACCGTTTACCTCTAGACTGGTACTTTTTGGCATCTTTTTTCCTGTCCTTGTGTACACCTCCCTTGTTGTGGTCGTGTTTGGCTACAGGATTCCAGCGCCTCCCTACTTTAGTTTCTCCTGTAGTATTATTCATTAGTATATATCCTTTAGTTAATCATCTCTAGATATACTTAAGTATATATTATCATAGCTTTCCTGTAATGTCAAGATTTCATCCTGTGCAATATTACCATCAATATCTATTGACTCCATGTTTTCTAGTTCCCAGTGCGTAGCAATGGATACCGTCAAACAGTCCGTACACAGATCGTAGTAAACCCCTGATGAATCCTTTTTGACTACTTCAGCGTCATCCAAGATAACGTCACACGCCTTGCATCTCATCCGTTGTCCTCCGGTCCAAAGATTTGTCCGTATGCCCTCACTAGCTCGTTGTAGGGCATCGCACTGTACTTCTCACGTATCGCTGTGCGAGCAATGGAAACCACGCTAGCAAAGTCTATAAAGCCTAGCTCGTACTCTGACAAATCCTGTATCATCTGCTGTTGTGTCAGGTCTGGTTCTGGGTAGTCGTATTCGTCCATCTAATTGTCTCCTGTTAACACTGTAATGATAAAATAAACTGTCATCGCTATTATAAACCACCAGATCACTTTGCCTCCTGCTCACATAGCTCCTCAACGTAGGGACACTCGTTTACCCTGTTGGGGTGTTCAACTTCAATGTACGTAAACCAAACCACTAGGGCCAACACTGGTAGTAACACTAGACTGCCTCCCGTCCGTACCATTTCATAGGGATACCTCTGGCGTCCCAATCGTCTGCTTTGTAGTTGTAGTACGTCATATAAGCGACTACTGGATCACTATTCTTGCACTCATCTGGCATACACTGCGGTGGATCAGTGAAACCACCGTCAGGAATGTTGTTAGGAGGCCACAGGAGCGTCTCTGAGTGCTTTTGGATGGTAGCGTGTACCTTACCATAGCGTCGGGTGTACTCGTCTCCTAGGGCCTCTAGATGCCTCCTAAGCCATCTGTAGTTATGGCGACTCTGGCGCACCCATACCGCAGACGGGTGATTTTTGTGCGTAGACTTGTACGCAATCTGTCCACCATCTAGCTCGTTGTGTGCTGTAGAGAGTAGTTGTGCTGTCTCTAGTATCATTTTGACTACGTGACGGTCACACTGTAGCCTAGCGGCCTCGTATGGGTCACGGTCAAGGTAAAATATGTTCACGTTGTTTCCCCTCTATAACTCCATTTGCTGTTCGTGTATCTCTTTTAACTGCTGTAGTATTCTTTCGCAGTCCTCTACTGCTATTATATCAACAATACCTCGCTTGTCTATCTTATCGCAGTACTGAGTATACCGTGCGGCACTGTTCAGTTCTCTGTAAGCCCTAGATGCTTTTACTTTTAGCTTCAATACTTGGCTTGTCATGCTCTAGTCCCCGTGGTCTGTCCAGTGGTAGTCAGCACCCGCTAACACCTCGTCCCATATTATACTCTCAAAGTAGTCTATGTTCCACCCCTCCCGCAAATCTTTGTCGCCTACTGTGATCTTGTCAATCGTGATCAGATCCTGATAATCGTCGCAAGTCAACTCCCAGTGTATCACTACGTCCAGTGTCGCCCACTCGCAGTCCACCTGTACTGGTGTCTGGTGTTGTCCGTATCGTCTGCTCATCGCTGTCTATGCTCCTGCTGTTTTTGTTGAACGTGTTCAATGTCCCGTAGTTCCAATTCTCCCACGATTCCCAGCACAAATACAAGTGCTACCGTAGCGATTAGTGCGCTGATGTGCTCTCCGATTGTCTCTGGCATTGTGCGCTCTCCTTATCTTTCTAGTTTGCTGACCAAGTTATCATATATTGATTTACCGTTCTCTGTCAATGCGTCGTATGTCACGCCACCGAAACCCGCACGATACCCCATGCGTTGCAGTCTGCCTAGTATGGCGTACTCTGGCGACCACTGACCGCCGTGGTAGTCTGTGGCGAAAGCGTGGTATGCCTCGCAAATGTCAAACCTATCCCAATACATCGTTACGCCTCCTTATACTAAATTGTCAAAGAATGCTTGCGGTCGCTCTGCCGCTGTTAAACCGTCAAGCCACTTGTTAATATGTCGGCTGGTGGTTTGGCTCCACTTGTGGCTAGTCTTAACCACTGTGTCACCGTTATCGTCGTCGGCCAGTAGTGCCGCCACTGGTGTCTCGTATGAGAACAGGATCTGTCCTTTCTCTGTGGTCACTTCTGTCATGTTGCTTGCAATCTGTCGTAGTTTCATTGTGCCATCTCCTCTAGTATTTCAAGCGCAGTCTCTAGCGCCTCGTGATCCTCAGTGATACCGTAGCAGGTAAAGCAGTGGAAGTCTACCCACTCGCCACCAATGGGCGTTTGCAGATTGAATGTTGCGCCTTCGTTCCACTCAATACGTACATGGCCGTGTTGGTCGCTGTCAATTTCCCAATGTTTCATGTTGTTTCCCTCTTTTGGTTTGTGTGTGTTGCGTTTAATCATGGGCACCGTATCAGATGCCCATTGTTAAACACAAGTGTTATTTATCGGTAATTTTACCAAATCCTATCTTGCGCTGTGGCTTGCGTAGGCTCACGTACAGCGACCAGTAACCAGCGTCTAGCTTGTGGAAGCATGAGCCGCTAGAGTAGCCGATAGGCTTACGCTTAAGTACTCGCTTGCGAATGATTACAGACCGACCGAATACTGTCTTACGTGTTACGTTATCCATGAGTATTACCCTCGTTTGGTTTAGGTTTCAAGTTAAGCCAGTGTGTTGGCTTACCAGTGGACACCGTAGCAGATGCCCACCAGTAAAACAACCCTCCTCTATCGTTTAATGATCTCATAATGTGACCACGCTTTACCGTCAATCTGTGCTATCCCGTAGCTTTCGGCATCTTCCAAGGTTGTGAAGCTATGGGCGCAGCACCGACGGCCGCTAGGCTCAATTAGCCACACAATATAGCGGTGAGTCGCTGGGTGGAATTGGTCAATAGTTAAAGCCATGTGATTACCCTCTATATAGTTAACGTTGATTACCTTGATATGGTTCCCATTGTACAGGTATCTCGTGAGTGTGCAAGTATTCTTTCGTGTGAATATTACCACGTTTGGACTATTGCAATTCCCTGGGATTTGTGTTACTCGCGTGTGCGCGTGTGTATAAAAGGTCACATGAATTTAACGCTTGACATCTTGTGCTGAGTATGCTTGCGGTTAGCCAGAGGGTCCAACACAGGTCCACACACTTGTCAACCCACAATCACCTGTGAATATTACCAGTGTCAAAACACTTGACAACCCGTGTCATCTGTGGTAGGACTTCGGGCCTCGTGACTACCACAGTCTGCGCCTCGTGTCAACCCCTAGTGCCTTGTGAATAATACCAATGTTTATCCTTGCAATCGTGTTGATCCTGTGGTATCATGGGATGGCCTGAGTTTTGACACGGGGGGAGGGGGTTGACCTGTGTTAATTATTGTTGTAGCTACTCAAGCACCCAAAAGAGTCAAATCAGCTAAAAAATAGGTAAAAAACAGTGATTATGACTCGTGTACAACCTCCTGATTTACCTCGTGATTTACTCAGGGCGGGGCCACAAGTGTAAATATGGTGTCCCTAAGTGTAACTTGTGACTTATTTACTATAAATAATGCTTGACTTTTGAGTAAAAATATGGTATAATAATAGGCAGATACTAGGATGTATTTAGTAGATCAGATGTTGGGGCTTAGTTAACAACTAAACCGTTCGTATAGATCCCTCCATCTGTAACATCTTAGGTGAGGGACTCATGCGAACTAGCGTTAAACACAAGGAAACAGGAGAATGTCAGCAGATGACACCCTAGAAGCCCAAGCAGAGGCTAGAAAAGAGATAAATCTACGTAAGAGGTCTAGGGGTAGACCGAAAAAGAAAGAAATATCAGCTAAATCTAAGGGCGGCAGAGGGGTCCGTGGGCGTCCAAAGGGTGACGCCGCTATAATTAACGAGTACAAAGCTCGTATGCTAGCGAGTCCCAAGTCAGCTAGAGTCCTAGAGACAATATTTGAGGCCGCACTGGACCACGACCACAAGAACCAAGCGGCCGCATGGAAGCTGGTGATGGACAGAATACTACCTGTAGGTGCATTTGAGAAGGAGGTCACCAAAGATGGAGGACGAAGTGCGATCCAGATTAATATCACTGGGGTTGGAGGCGCAACAGTTGATTCTAGCTATCCAGAGAGTAGTACAATCGAAGGCGAACTCGTTGATTGATGGTGCAGAAGAGCAATCTACCCTGTTCTTTGAGTACTTGAGGGCCAAAGCGTCTTGAGATACTTCACAGTAGACGAGTTCGACTGTCAACACACAGGTGAGAACCACATGGAGCCTGAGTTCATGGAAATGGTAGATGAACTGAGGGACAGATGTGGTTTTCCGTTTGTTATCACTAGTGGCTACAGGTCACCCCAGCACCCGATAGAAGCAAAGAAAGATGTACCCGGAACTCACGCGCAAGGCATAGCGGCAGACATAAAAATAACTAACTCTGCCCACCGGTACACGATAATAAGAGAGGCTTTGGCAATGGGTTTCGCTGGGATTGGCGTCGCTAGTGACTTTATTCACGTAGATACACGGGGTTCTGCCCCGGTGATTTGGGTTTACTAATGTTATACACCAAGAACGCTAACGTAACCACCACAGACGAGTCTACTATCGTTACTGTACCTAGCGGGTACGTAGCACACTGGAACATGCTCTTTGTCAGTAACTTAGGTGGCTCTACTAACGGTGCTGGTATCTACGTATCTAAAGCAGATACAACTCGTATAGACATCTTAGGTGGAGGTAACGTGTCATCTAAGGAGTACATCTTGCTAACTGACGGTGTGTTTGTCCTTCAAGCTGGTGACGCTATCAAAGCGTACACAACTGCCGCTGGAGACATGGAGTTTGTTGTAACGTTTGACTTGTTGGAACAACCAGCAGTATTTGTAAACTTTAACGGTGCATAAAAATGATTACTTTTCTGGGTGCTGATTGGTGTCCTGCTTGCAGAAGAACTAAGAAAACCTTAAAAGAACTCAACATGGAGTACAAGTACGTAGAGATACCTCCGGGTCAAGCCGGTTGGGACTTAGTAGAAACGATGACAGGTAAACGATCTATACCACAGGTGTTTTACCACTTTGGTGGGTCAAAGGACTTCACAGAAGCACTCAAGAGTTTACAGTTAGTTGACTGATCTAAACGTACAACTGCTACCGTGGCAACAAGAGGTCTACTCTGATCCAACACGGTTCAAGGTAGTAGCCGCTGGGCGAAGGACAGGGAAGTCCCGTCTGGCCGCGTGGATGTTGATTATCAACGCCCTACAGTCCGACAAAGGGCACGTTTTTTACGTTGCGCCTACGCAGGGACAAGCCCGTGACATCATGTGGCAGACCTTGTTGGAGCTAGGACACCCTGTTATATCTGGAAGTCACATCAACAACCTCCAGATCAGGCTGGTCAACGGGGCCACGATTAGTCTCAAAGGAGCCGACAGGCCAGAGACAATGCGTGGTGTGTCCTTGAAGTTTCTCGTGATGGACGAGTACGCAGACATGAAGCCTGACGTATGGGAGCAAATCCTCCGTCCAGCACTAGCTGACCAAAAGGGTCAGGCGTTGTTCATAGGTACGCCTATGGGCAGGAACCACTTTTACGAACTGTACAAGTACGCAGAGCTAGGCGACGATGAGACTTACAGGGGCTGGCATTTCACCAGCTACGACAATCCAATCTTGGACCCAGACGAAATTGACATGGCAAAAAAGTCAATGTCAAGTTACGCCTTTAGACAAGAGTTCATGGCCTCGTTTGAAGCCAGAGGCTCAGAAATGTTCAAAGAAGATTGGGTCAAGTTCGGAGAAGAGCCAGAGGAAGGAGACTACTACATCGCTGTTGACTTGGCTGGCTTTGAGGACGTAAACAAGAAACGGACGAAGAACACTAAATTAGATGAAACCGCAATCGCTGTCGTTAAAGTTGGTACTGATGGTTGGTACGTTGATAACATTATACATGGGCGGTGGGAGCTTAACGAGACTGCCGCCAAGATATTTCAGGCCGTTAGAGACTACAGACCCATTAGCGTTGGTATTGAACGAGGAATCGCAAAGCAAGCCGTAATGAGTCCTCTGATGGACCTAATGAAACGCTACGGGCAGTTCTTCAGGGTAGAAGAACTAACTCACGGTAACAAAAAGAAGACTGACAGGGTGATGTGGGCGCTACAGGGGCGTTTTGAGAACGGGTTTGTAACCTTGAGTAAAGGAGAGTGGAACAGTAGGTTCTTGGACCAACTCTTTCAGTTTCCTGACGCACTAACACACGATGACTTAATTGACGCTTTAGCGTACATAGATCAGTTAGCTAAGGTAGCGTACAGTTACGACTTTGAAATAGACGACCACGAGATACTAGACGTAGTAGCAGGATATTAATGAAAGTTTTTAGACCGTTCAATACCTACGGAATATACGCAATCAGTGCTGTAGTGTTTTTTACACTAGGGTACTCTGTTGCTGTAATTTAAGGAACCTAAGATGGCAGAAGATATTTACAGCCCAGATCCTCTGATGATAGAGGAGTCTCTGGAAGAGTGGGTGATGACCAAGTGTGAAAACTGGAGAGATCACTATGAGTCAAACTACGAAGAAAAATTTGAAGAATACTATAGGTTATGGCGAGGTCAATGGGACCCTGCTGACTCCGAAAGAGCATCGGAACGTTCTAGAATTATCTCTCCTGCGCTTCAGCAAGCTGTAGAGTCTAACGTAGCGGAGCTGGAGGAAGCCACGTTTGGCAGGGGTAAGTGGTTTGACATTTCCGACGATACCAACGACCAAGACAAGCAGGACATCCTGTACCTCCGCAAGAAGCTCGCTGAAGACTTTGAAGCCTGTAAGGTACGTAAGGCTGTAGCAGAGTGTCTCATTAATGCCGCAGTGTTTGGCACAGGCATCGGTGAGATCACGCTGGAAGAGATCAAGGAAATGGCCCCGGCTACACAGCCGATCATGGACGGACAGTTGACTGCCGTGGGTGTAAACATCACCGACAGGGTTGTAGTCAAGCTGAAGCCCGTGTTGCCTCAGAACTTCCTGATTGACCCTGTGGCTACGTCCGTTGACGATGCTATGGGTGTTGCTGTGGACGAGTTTGTGTCCAAGCACAGCGTAGAGCTACTACAGGAGCAAGGCGTGTACAGAGAAGCCTTGATTGAATCAGCGGCACCTGACGCAGACCTAGAGCCTGACCAAGACCTAACGATCTACAACGATGACAAGGTACGACTGACCAAGTACTACGGTTTAGTGCCTCGTGAGTTGCTAGAGGCTGAAGACGTAGACGTAGAGGAAGACTCACGTTACGTTGAGGCTATCGTGGTGGTAGCCAACGGTGGTACGCTCTTGAAGGCAGAAGCCAACCCCTACATGATGCAAGACCGTCCTGTTGTTGCGTTTCCTTGGGACGTAGTACCCGGACGTTTCTGGGGCAGAGGAGTGTGTGAGAAGGGCTACAACAGCCAGAAGGCACTAGACACAGAACTGAGGGCTCGTATTGACGCCCTGTCACTTACTATTCATCCTATGCTGGCGATTGACGCAACTAGGTTGCCCAGAGGCGCTAGACCAGAAGTGCGCCCCGGCAAGATGATACTAACTAATGGAGATCCCCGTGAAGTACTTCAACCTTTCAACTTTGGGCAAGTGGGGCAAATCACTTTTGCACAAGCCGCTAGCCTTCAACAGATGGTGCAACAAGCAACTGGAGCCGTGGATTCCGCTGGCATTGCGGGACAAGTCAATGGTGAAGCTACTGCCGCTGGCATTAGTATGTCTCTTGGTGCTATTATTAAGCGGCATAAGCGCACTCTTATAAACTTCCAGCAGTCTTTCTTACTGCCGTTTGTAACCAAAGCCGCACACCGGTACATGCAGTTTGACCCTGAGAACTACCCCGTAGCTGACTACAAGTTCAACGCTACGAGTACTCTGGGTATCATCGCTCGTGAGTACGAAGTTACACAGTTGGTGCAACTCTTGCAGACTATGAAGCAAGACAGCCCACTGTACCCTGTGCTGATCCAGAGCATCATTGACAACATGAACCTCAGTAACCGTGAGGAGCTTATTGCGGCAATGCAACAGGCTTCACAGCCTAACCCACAGGCACAGCAGATGGCACAAATGGCACAACAAGCACAGCTTGAGTTCCAGCAAGCGCAAACTGCCGCTCTACAGGGTCAGGCCGCAGAGTCTCAGGCTAGGGCTACCAAGTACGCTGTTGATTCACAGCTTGCGCCACAGGAGCTTGAGATTGACAAGATTGAGGCAATCACACGAAACCTCAGAGAAGGTGACGCCGACGACAAAGAGTTTGAGCGTAGGCTGAAGATTGCTGAAGTGGCGTTAAAAGAGAAAAACCTAAACAACCAAGCATCTAGAGGAGCAACATCTCGTGCTAATGACACAAGTGGAAATGACCAAATTCCTAGACCAAATCAACCAAGCGTTCAAAGACCAGTTCGACAAATTGGAAACACTCCAAGTCAAGCTGGACCAACTGGAGGCCAAGGTCAATGAGCAAGAAAGACCCAAGACTAGCAAGAGCGGGAGTAAGCGGGTACAACAAGCCAAAGAGGACGCCTAATCACCCCACGAAGTCACACGTTGTGGTGGCTAAAGAGGGAGACAAGGTTAAGACCATACGATTTGGACAACAGGGAGTCAGTGGTGCTGGAAAAGATCCGAAGACTGCTAAAGAAAAGGCGAGGCGTAAGTCCTTTAAGGCTAGACACTCTAAGAACATTGCTAAAGGAAAGATGAGCGCCGCTTATTGGGCAAACAAGGTGAAATGGTGATATGGCTGGACTATACGAGAACATACACAAGAAGCGCAAGAGAATCAAGGCTGGCTCTGGCGAACGTATGCGTAAACCCGGATCTAAGGGTGCGCCTACGGCTAGTGCCTTTAAGAAAGCGGCTAAAACAGCCAAAAAACGCAAAAGGAGTAAATAATGCCAAAAGTAGGTAAAAAACACTACCCTTACACAAAAGAGGGCTACAAAGCCGCCGCAAAAGCCAAAGCTAAGATGAAAAAGAAGGCTAAAAAGAAAAAGTAAATAATACCGATAAATAATACTTGACTTTTAGTTAAAAATATGTTATAATAGGGATATAGAGACAACCGCATGGCCTCACTAGATCAAGAAACTGAACAATATTACAACAAGTACTTTGACCTGTTTAGAACCGATGGTTGGAAACAGCTAATTGAAGAACTTACTCAAAATGCTGTCGTAATTAACAGCGTAGAAGCAACCAAAGATGAAAACGATTTGTTTGTGCGTAAGGGACAACTCAACGTACTCGCCTATCTTATCAACTTTGAAACAACTACTAACAATAACTACGATGAGCTAACAAAGAGCGATGATTAAAGTATTTGATTTTCGCTGTACAAACGGACATATCTTTGAAGAATTTGTAGACGGTAATACCACATCCAGTAGGTGCGGTTGTGGAGCCAACGCTACAAAAATCGTTTCAGCAACTCAACACATACTTGAAGGGTCTTCTGGGGACTTCCCCGGCAGACACATGAAGTGGGTACGTGAACACGAGAACGCTGGGCGATCTAGTCGGGAATCCTAGTCCTAGGTCACTTCCCATTTTAATCCTCCATAACCTTAATAATAGGCGGGGTAAGTTTACATTATGTCACGAGCACAATTACTTGATGAGCGTCCTGAAGAAGAACCAACGGAAACAACTGAAGAACTAGCCACAAATTCTATTGAGACTCCTGAAGAGGAACAACCTCAAGAACCAGAAGTACCGGAAAAGTACCGTGGTAAGTCTGTAGAAGACCTTGTACAGATGCACCAAGAGCTTGAGAAGTTTTCAGGCAAACAGAGTACGGAAGTTGGTGAGTTACGGAAGGTCGTTGATGACTACATCCAGACACAACTCTCAAATCAACAAGCACCTCAACAACAGCAACAAGAAGACGATGACGTAGATTTCTTTGTAGATCCACAATCGGCTGTTAACAGAGCTATAGATAACCACCCTAAGATCAGGGAAGCAGAAGCCTACACACAACAGGCTAGACAACAGGCTACACTTGCACAGTTGAAATCCAAGCATCCTGATATGGAGAGTATACTGCAAGACGGTAGTTTTGCTGAGTGGATCAAGGGGTCAAAAGTCCGAACACAGTTGTTTGTTCAAGCAGACCAAGGGTACGACTACGATGCGGCTGACGAATTGTTCAGTCTCTGGAAAGAGAGAGCAAGCGTAGCACAGCAGACCGCCAACGTTGAAAAACAGGCACGTAAGAACACCCTGAAGTCAGCCAGCACAGGCAACGCTCGTGGAACAGCGGAGGGAACACGCAAGAAAGTTTATCGTCGTGCTGACATTATTAAACTTATGCGAACAGACCCAGAGCGTTACCAAAGTCTTTCAGACGAATTACTGAAAGCATACGCAGAGGGTCGTGTACGCTAGCCTAACCTTTAAGGAGAATTAAAATGGCTGGTGAAACCTCTGGTGCATATTTTACAGCTAATGCTGTAGTAGACAAAACTGCGGCGGGTACTTTTATCCCCGAAATTTGGTCCGATGAAATCATCGCCGCTTACCAAAAGAACCTGAAAATGGCTCCCCTTGTCAAGCGTCTGTCTATGACCGGCAAGAAGGGTGACGTTATTCACATTCCTAAGCCTGTCCGTGGATCAGCTAACGCTAAGTCAGAAGCTGTTGCGGTAACCATTCAGGCTAACCTTGAGTCAGAGTTGACTGTCACTGTAGACCGTCACTTTGAGTACTCGCGTCTGATTGAGGACATCGTAGAAGTACAGGCTCTGTCTTCTCTGCGACAGTTCTACACTGAAGACGCTGGTTACCAACTGGCTCTGCAAGTTGACACTGACTTGATTAACGCCGCTACTGGCTTTGGTGACGGTACTCGTACTGCTTCTCCAAGTGACGCCTCTAGCTGGATTAATAGCAACTCTTACTACGTCAACGCTTCTAGTGGCCTAGCTACTTTTGCCGCTGACACCGTTGCTACTGGTGACAACTTTACTGATCTCGCTCTCCGCGAAGCTATCAAGCTCATGGACGATGCTGACGTACCAATGGACGGACGAGTTCTCGTAATTCCTCCTGCCGCTCGTAAGTCAATCATGGGCATTGATCGTTACGTGTCTTCCGACTTTGTTGGTGGCCGTGGCGTTGAGTCTGGTCTGATCGGTAATTTGTACGGGGTAGACGTTTACGTTTCTAGCAACGCTCCTACTTTGGAGACTGCGGCTCAAAACGCTGGCGGTTCTATCGACGTTCGTGGTTGCTTGTTCTTCCACAAGGATGCCTTGGTAATGGCAGAGCAACTGGCTGTACGCTCTCAGACACAGTACAAGCAGGAATACCTGTCTACGCTGTTTACGTCTGACACGCTGTACGGTGTTGAGACTTATCGTCCCGAAGCTGGCTTTATCATCGCTATCGCTGACGAGTAAGCTACTCTCTCTGGGGGGTCTTCATGGCCCCCTTTTATTTAAACGTCTTGATGACAGGGCGGTTAACTAAAAGATAACGGATAGGAAAGCCTTATGTCCAACTACACAAAGTCAACAAACTTTACTGCTAAGGACTCTTTGCCTACAGGTGACACTAATAAGGTTATCCGTGGCTCAGAGTTTGATACTGAATTTAACGCTATATCAACTGCGATTGCTACGAAGTCTGATATAGAAAGCCCTACTTTTACTGGCACAGTTACCATTCCTACTGCTGACATTAACGGCGGTAACATTGACGGAACAACTGTAGGCGGGTCTACTGCATCAGCAGGATCGTTTACTACTTTATCTGCGTCTAGCACGTTTACTTTAGGTGGCGTAGCAATAACTTCTACAGCCGCAGAACTTAACATTTTAGACGGCGTGACATCTACCGCCGCTGAGTTAAATATCTTAGATGGCGTTACAGCGACTACAGCAGAGCTAAATACTCTTGATGGTGTAACTGCTACATTTTCAGAAATAAATCTTCTTGATGGCGCCGTTGCAGGAACTATTGTTAATTCAAAGTCTGTAGTTTATGGCGCGTCGGGCGAAATAAATGCAACAACTTTGCAAATTGGTGGCGTATCTATCACATCTACTGCCGCAGAGCTAAACATTCTTGACGGAGTAACAGCAACAACTGCTGAGTTGAATATTCTTGATGGTGTTACTGCAACAACAGCAGAATTAAATATCTTAGACGGAGTTACATCTACAGCAAGTGAGTTAAATGTTTTAGACGGTGTAACAGCGTTTTTAGATGAAGACGCTATGACTAGCAACTCTGCGACGGCATTGGCAAGTCAGCAGTCTATTAAGGCGTATGTTGATTCTCAAGCTGGTGGAGCCACTACATTAAGCGACCTAACAGACACCAATGTAACAACACCGGCTGATGGTGCTTTGTTGTTCTACGACACTGCTACGTCTAAGTGGATCGACAACGTAGTATCAGGTGACATTACGATTGCTGATACAGGCGTAGCGGCTATTGGTTCTGGCGTGATTGTCAATGCAGATGTTAACGCTAGTGCGGCTATTGATGTATCTAAGACTGCTTTGACAGCAGGCACAGGCTTAACCCTTACGACAAACACTCTATCGGTTGACGCCGCACAGACTCAGATTACGTCTGTAGGCACCCTGTCGAGCCTTTCGGTATCAGGCACCCTAACCCTTGGTGGTACAGCAATTACGTCCACAGCGGCTGAATTGAACATCTTAGACGGTGTTACAGCCACAACAGCAGAGTTAAATTACGTTGACGGGGTAACATCTAACATTCAAACCCAGCTAGATTCAAAAGCTGGAACTGGTAAAGCCATTGCGATGGCTATTGTATTCGGATAGGAGCTAAAACATGGCGGCACCAAACATTGTAAATGTATCCACTATTACGGGTAAAACAGCTTATCTTGCGCTACCCACTACTAGCGCAACTTCTCTTGTTAGTAATGCCGCTTCTAGCGGAAAGGTATTTAAGATCAACATGATCCAAGTGGCTAATGTTGACGGTAGTGCCGCTTGCGATGTGACTGTAGATTATCACACTGCCGCATCAGCAGGAGGAACAGCATATTCATTAGTTTCTACTGTTTCAGTACCGGCTGATGCCTCTTTAGTTGTAGTTGATAAAAATACAGCAATTTATCTTGAAGAAGATCGGTCTATTTCAGTAACGGCAGGAACCGCAAACGACCTAGAAGTTATCGTAAGTTACGAAGAAATTAGCTAATAGGAGCTAGTCGTGGCTAAAGATAAAGGCGGTTTTATTGGTTTTAACGGTTTAGAAGAAGTCCCAAAGGTTTTTAGTGGTGTTTGGGCTTTAGCTACCCACTCTCAAAATAAATCTGGGTGGCCTGGAAATCCGCCAGTTGTAGATTACCTAATTATTGCTGGCGGTGGCGGTGGTGGCACTCAAATTGCCGCTGGAGCAGGCGCTGGCGGTTATCGTGAGTTTACTAACCAAACGCTCTCGTCAGGCGTTGCTTACACTGTCACAGTAGGCTCAGGAGGTGCGGCTGGAGTAAACACAAGCACTAGAGGCTCAAACGGAACTGACAGCTCATTTAATTCTGCGTCTTCTAGCGGCGGCGGTGGAGGTGGCTCGTATAGTGGTGGTACAGAAGAAAACGGCGGTGACGGAGGCTCTGGTGGTGGAGCGTCTGATAATGCCGCTACGGCGGGTTCTGGTAACGCTGGCGGATACACACCGTCAGAAGGAAATAATGGCACTAAGGGAGTTGTTAAAAATGGGCCGGGAGGCGCTGGCGGCGGCGCTGGTAATGACCCTGATGGCCTTGCTGGTGCGGCAAGCTCGACAAGAGGAGGTAATGGCGGCGCAGGTCGTGCATCTTCAATTACTGGCTCATCTGTAACAAGAGCAGGCGGCGGAGGCGGTGGTTGTTGGGGTGGCCTTGGTCATAACCCCGGTAATGCCGGCGCTGGTGGAGGCGGTGTTGGTAGCACAGGTACTGTTGCCGCTGGCTCAGGAACTGCTAACACCGGTGGTGGAGGTGGCGGTGGTGGCTACCCAACTACAATAAGCGGAGGCGCTGGAGGTTCGGGTGTTGTAATTATTAGAACTTTAGCTACAGCCGCCGCTACAACAGGTTCACCGACGACAACTACAGATGGTAGTTATAATATTTATACATTTACCGGATCAGGGAGTATTACGTTCTAATGGCACACTTTGCAGAATTAAATGAAAACAACGAGGTGTTACGGGTAGTTGTTATAGCTAATCCAGAACTGCTTGATGAAAATGGTGATGAGCAAGAGTCTCTTGGAATATCTTTTTGTAACACATTGTTTGGTGGCACATGGAAACAGACCAGCTACAACAACAATATACGAAAGAATTTTGCAGGCATTGGGTTTATATACGATAGTGGTCGTGATGCTTTTATACCGCCTAAGCCATACGCAAGCTGGGTTTTAAATGAAACAACGTGTCAATGGGAAGCCCCTACTACAAGACCTGATGATGGCAATATGTATGAGTGGAATGAAGAAACAACTAGCTGGGATCAAGTAAATGTCTAGCCGTCATCAAGGCAATATTATTTCTTCAACTAAAGTAACGCCAACAAGTAGCGCGGCTAGTGGTGTTTGGAGCGTTCAAGAAGCTACTACATTTATAGGAAAACAAAAATGGCCCGGAGTTGCTGTTACTGCTGAAATTGAATATTTAGTTCTTGCTGGTGGTGGCGCAGGCGGTGGCGGCACTTATCATGGGGCTGGTGGTGGTGCTGGCGGATACAGAACTGCTTCTGGTTTTGGGTTAGTAGAAGGAAATGTTTACACAATTACTGTAGGTGCTGGAGCAAGTGCTACAGCTACAGGAGACGCAGGTTCAACTGGTAGTGATTCGTCTATATCTGGAACAGGAATTACTACAGTAACGGCATCTGGCGGAGGCGGAGGAGGAAACTTTTCAATTAGCGTTACCAACAGCACCGGCACTGGTAATGGAT